TATTTCCATATATATATTTAAATGATTTGTTTGCTGTATCCAATCTTTTTTTTTTCTATATATATATCTATATATATTATCTTTAAGTAGTTTTGTGTATCTAATATATATAAATATTTTTTTTTTGTTTTTATATTTTTAATTTATTAAAAATCGCAATTTAATTCATCTGTAAATCTCTTATTTCAGTAATCATTGTTAATATTATCATATTTTGAAACAGGTATTTTATCTAAAGAGATAGAAAAACATTGTATCCATTTATTCAATATATTCTCTATCTCAATATTTTGTTTATATTTTTTTTCAGATTGAATTTCTTTCCACCATTTATATCTATTTAGAATTGATTCATTTTTAATAGTATTACTATCAAATAATGCATATGATGGAATTCTATCATATAAAAAATGTAATATTTTATTTCTATGATCTGATTCTAAAGTATAATTCTTAATATTATAATTCATTTAATAAATTTAATTATAAAAAAATTATATAAATCAAATTTAAATTATATTATATTCTATAATTAATTTAATTATAGAATATTATTATTTAATATAATATTAGCTAATTTATTAAATAAACATAGTATATTCAATACTTAAACATAGTATATATTATATAGATATTTATGAATTTTACTTCTATAGATAATATAATTAAACTTTCTGAAAGTAATTTTGATATAATATTACAATATATTGAATCAAATAATATATATAATTTTGAAATTGAGCAATTAAAAAAAATAGAAGAATTTAAAATTTATTTTGATGAAAATTATAGATGTAAAAAAAAAAAATTTTATGAAAATTTTAATATATATAATTCATCTAAGTATAAGAAAAATATATCAGAATGGATGTTAAATAGAATATTGAATATGGACTTAGAAGATTCTATTGAAAAATTCTTAAATAGCAATTTATTAATATTTATAAAAAAAAAGGATAATTATTATAATTTAAAAAAAAAATATTCAATTATAATTATATAGATAATTCATAATGAATTATAAATCAGATCCTATATCTATTCCCCCAAAAAAAATATTGGATTTGGAAAACAGACAATATTTAAATAATTCTTATTCTTATTGTAATTTCGAATGTAAAACACCGGAATATGGTACTCCAGCGAAAAATGTAGAAAATTTTTTTGAAAGAAAAGAAAATAATAGTAATATACCAAGACCACTATATTCTAATAATATTACAGATCCTAATCCATATGAACCATCACCTACAAATAATTATAAATACTTATTTCAAAAAATATATATGGATTTATATGCTAATATATCATTATCAAGATCATTGAAAAATTCAGGCTTGGAAGTCAAAAATGAAATAGAATAGAATAGAGTTATTGTATTTTTATAATAATATAGCTTCTTTTAATTAGTTTCTTTCCAGTATTTTTATTATATCCATAACTAGTTATTTTTGGAGTTAATTTAAGATTATTGCATTTCAGTATTTGTCTTAATAAATTAATTCCTGGAAACTTCTGTTTGGATTCTCTATTATTATGTAATGAAGTTAATTTAGATGAACTATATATATCTTTACATTCTTCTAATAATTTATTAAAATTATTATTTATATTTTCATTCAATAAAACATTTCTTTCTATTTCTATATTTTTTATATCTTCTAATGTTGATATATCAATATCAATTATTTTAAATATTTTTTTTAAATTAATTAGTTTTAAATTATTATTATCAATATTAGGATTACTGTCTTTAATATCAGGATTAATTAAATTTGGTGTATTATCTTTAGGTATCAAAGTATTATCGTTAACAATATTCTGCATTATTATATACCATAAATTTAAATATTTTTTTTTTTTAGAAAATAAACTTACTTAGTATAATAATTTTTTAAAAAGAAAAAATTTAACAAAGATTATAGTTTTATATATTTAGTTTTTTACTATATTTTTAAAGAATATTTATTTATTCCTTTTTAAATTTATTCTCGTTTACATATAGAATGTGTTTAGCAAGATATTTTATGATATCCGGGTTGTAGCGTAAATAGTCCCAAACCAATTCATTGGTTGTATCATTCATAGGTTTTTCACATAAAGTGAGTAAAATTAATTTTTTTTTTTTGGAACGTCTTTACGCATATGGACCTATGGTATTTTCTAGGTTATCAATACGAGTGGGTATATCGCCACTTGACTCTGATCCGAACATTATATTCTCGAGAACCGCTATACGAGGAACTAAAGCTCCCTCGTCAGGAGCTCCAAAAAGTATTTTCTCTAACGCATCGATCTTGAGTAAGTGGATTACTGTCTCTTCACTCTTGTCTCTTGTAGCTTGTTCCGGGTGTGCTTCTGATAATGGTTGTGGTTTCCAACGATACGAGTCAGGTACCCATGAATCGATGTTTGCGCTCTTAGTTGAACAAGGTATATTATACTTATTATTTTTATTTTTAAGATATCCAAAAAATTTAGTATAATCTTTAGTACCATCTGGTTTTAAATTAATATTTTTATTATAAATACTCATTTTACTTCTAGGGTAATCAACATCTTCTGGATAGTGATCATTGTCATCATCTATATCTAATCTTTTTCTACATAAATCATTTATATCAAACATATATTGTCTTCTAATACATTCTTTCATTTCATCACTGACATCTTCTTTGGGAAAACCATTTAAACATAAGTTATCTTCTTCTATTTTTATAATAGGATGTGTTGTGTATAATTGAAGAGCATATTTTTTACTATATAACCTTTTAGTTGCGTTTTCAATACCTTTTAATATATACATATCTCTAATATCATCTTTATTTGAAGTAGAAGAACTACCAAAAAAAATAGATTTAGATAATCTAATATTATATGATAGATTATTACTTACGGGTCCTATTTCTTCATCTATATTATTACCAATCCAATAATCCAGTAAATGATTAACTGCTTTTTGGTTACCATAACTATCTTTCCATGAATCAGAATTCCAACCTTGACTCATAAAAAGTTCCATCTTATGAGAAGCATATAATACTATATTAGCTATTCCAGCTAAATAAAAATTTAAATACTCTTTCCATTTTATTGCATTTTTGAATGTATCATCTATTTCAGACTGATCAATAAATTGTAGGGGGTCGATTGCCTTGAACAAAAATTTACCAGATAAATACCCATTCATAAAACCATGATGAGTTAAATTAATATATTTGTCGAATTCAAATAAAGCTTTTGCTTCTTTTTCTTTTTTATATACTATATGATACTTATCTTGGTCACAATTATCAATATGTGTAACATTTTGTCTATCTAGTAAAATTTTTTTTATCTCATCTTCTGTTGTTTTTTTGGAGTCATATTTATCTTTGTGCAATTGATCTATAGGACCTTCATGATTTTCTTTATCAGTGCCAACACATTTATTGGTTCCATCATATTTAATTTCAGTTTTGTAATTACAAAGAGAAAACCATAACTGACCATTTTTGGTAGTAGATTCATTTGTATGTCTATCCATTTTGTCCACACCAAAAAGTTCTTTATTAACCTGTTGTAGTATCGTATCTAAATGCTTAATAAAAGGAGCACAGTCATAATAAAGTATTTGCCAACCATTTTTAAATAAATTTAATGAATTTATTCCAAATGGTTCCCAATCTTTATCTTTACTTGGGAAAATATCATTGTTATCATTCCAAAATTTAATTAAACTTTTAATATATACTTCACTAGTAATATCAGGGACAATCGTTTTAACTTTATTTAATAGATACTTATCTTTATCATAAACTATAACATTATCAAGTCTAAGATAAAGTCTTATGAAATTATCCATCCTAATATTTTGTATAGTAAATTCGGCAAGGAATACATCATAATCACTATATTCAATATTCCCAGTATTTCCTCCTAGTAATTTTTCATCAGTATTTAAATATTTTTTAAAATGTAATGTTATATTTCCAAATCTTTGTCCAACACTTTTCTCTTCAGGTTTGCCTATAACCGTTGGTCTACCTTCATCTTGTGAAAATTTAGTAAATATTGATTCAGAAGCATTATTAAAAGATTTTCTATATCTATTTACTTCTTCATCACTTGTGTCTATAACCATATCTTGTAAATATTTTATTCTTTTATTTATCATAGGTGTTTCGCACTTTAAACGTAAATTTTCAATTATATTTCCAGGAAAGTTGGATGTATTAGGTGTAGATGCTCCTCCAATTTGTATGAATTTTAAATAATTATGAATAATTAATTTGCCCAATTTACTTGTAACTTTTACTTGTCTATTATTTTTTGGATTTTTTATAAATTGATACATATAAATATATAATATATAATATATAATATATAATATATAATATATAATATATAATATATAAATATAATATATAAATAATTTGCAAAATAAATATATTTTGCAAAATAAATTTTTGTTTAAAATATATTTTCCAAATTATTTTAAACAAAATTTAGGTTTAAAGAGCAAGCTCTCCGTTTTGATTATCATTATAAATATTATTGGGATTATTGGTACTATTATAACTATTTATAATTTTTTGAGGAGGAAAGTATTTGCAGTTATTTTGTATCTCTAACATTTTTTTTTCTAATTTATCAATAAAATTAGGATCATTCGGTTTTGTTAATTCGAATTTAGTTTGTGTAATAAGTTTATCGTATTGTTCCGCAGCAGTTCTAAACATTTCTGCTTTTGTATTAAATTTAAATGCTGAATCAAAAGTTTGTATTAAAGAAGATATACTTCCAAGTATTCCTACACCTAAACTAAATGCTAATTTAGTATCTTCATTAAAAAAAGAAGCAGCAGATAAAAATGATGCCATACCAGCAATAGATGTAATTGTAATAGAAGGTATTGTTAAGAACATAGATTTTTTTTCATAATATACAGATGCATTAATATTTATATTTTTTTCATTTTCTATCTTATTAATAAATTCTATATAAAATAATTTTTCCTTATTGTTTAAAATAATTTCTTGTAAATTATTAATAGTTTCATTTGAATTAGAACTGTCAAGCATTATCTATAATATATTTATGATTTCTTTAAATAATTGATTAGAAATATAATTAATATTTATATATAAATAAATTTTGATTAAAAATATGAATATTTTTTATAAAAATAAAAAAAATGATCGAAAATATATTTAATAGAAATATTGAAATATTAATAGATAATATAAATAAAAAAAAAAAGTGGAATTTGAATCCATCTGAGTATTTTTGTAAAATAGATATTCTAAATAATAAATTAAAAAAAAGATGTATAGGTAGAATATATGATAAACCAGATGAACGTTGTAAAAGATCTACAAATATTAAAGAAAAAAACTTAATAGATTTTGAATCTATGAATTTTTTACTGAAAAAATGGAATATTAATAAACGATGTTCTAGACAAGCATTAATCAATGAACTTTGTAATTCATGTAATAAAAGAGAAAAAGATAGAACAGGTCTTTCTAATGAATATCCTAGTGATGAATTAATTAATGAATATAATAACGGAATAGAACAACTAAAAAAGAAATATTTTAATAAATTAGAAAAAAAAAATTATTTAGAGAGTGAATATAATGAATTAAAAAAAGTTTTAAGTAGAGATGTTAGGAAAGAAATAGATATTAGTATTAAAAATAAATATTGTATAAAAAAAAAAAATGATATAAAAAAAATTTCTAATAAACAATGTAGGAATATGTTAGAATCTAATATACAAGCCATATCAAATAATAATAATGATATTGACAATGATATCTGTATTAATGATAACATAATCACTAATAAGTTACTATATAAAACAGATATATATCAAAATTGGTGGGATTCAGAGATGACCGATAAAGTAGTAATATATGATCATGAACAACATGAATCGTTTATATTTGCTATGGAAATTACGGAAGATGGCAATTATCTATTAAATAAAAATCAGCAAATATTAGGAGAATACAGAGAATGGGAAGATACAAATTTTAATTTATTAGATTGTTTTAAAAATAATGCTAATAAAGTATTGCATCCAATATCAGCTATTCCATTACTAGAATTTGAAATTTATAAAGAATCTACAGTTTATCATAATATTACTTGTAAAATATATAGAGAATATCGATATGACTTAAATAAGGAAGCTTTAGTAAATACTAATTGCATAGAAATATTATAAATGTATAGTTCTAAAATGACAATTATTTCCCAAATAATTTTTTAATGATTTCATTAATAATTTTTCATCATCACTCATTATAGCATCTTCGATAGAATTTTGTAATGCCAGAATTTTATCTTTTTTTTCAACATCAGTTATTTCTAAATTATTAATTTCTTTAATAGCTTTTCTTAAAGCTTTTTGTATATTATTCATTAAGTTGTCAATTTTCTCTTCACATTTGCATTTTTCATCTAATTTATGTTTAACTTCAGTACTATTTAATGAAGTTTTCATCGCATTTTGATATTTGATAAATGCTTTATCGAAATTATCTTTTTCATTTTTTGTACTTTTAGATATTATGTTATTAATTTCTTTTTCTAGTTTAATATTATTATTTTTTAAATTTGACATATTGTTTTTTATTTTAATAAATGTATCTTTTTTAATCATTGAGTCGTCCATAATATTAATATTAATTTTTTTTTTTTAGATTTTAAACATAAATTTGATAAAAAAAATATGAATAATTATTGATATCAAATGTTATTAAGAAATAGAAAAGTAATTTTTCATAATTTGATCAATACAGACCTAGAAGTAAAAATAGATTTTAGTTATGCTTCAAAAATGTGGATGAAAAATAAAATTTCTATTGAAAATGGTGAATATAAATATAAAGATAATCAGATTTATTAAAATATCGAATATGAATGGTAATGATTGTTGTATATGTTTTAGTAATTTAGATAAGATTTTTACAATAACAACATCATGTAAGCATACATATTGTTTAAATTGTTTTTTAAACTTAAATATGTTTAAATGTCCAATATGTAGATACAATTTTGAAATAGATTTACCAGAAAAAATTAAATTAATTATAATTAATAATCTTAAGACTAAAAATGAATCGAATTCATCTAATAATCTTTTTAATTTTAATTTTACTGATTTTCCACCTCTTTCTTAGAAATAGAAATATAAATTTGAATTTATTAATAATTCTATATGTTAATAATAAATGTATGATTCCAAATATTTTTCGGATGAATTCATTACACTTTTATTACAAATTTCAAAAAAAAAAAATTGGGATTTAGAATCTTTAACTAATTTATTTAGAAATGGTATTAAAATTAAAATTGAAGAAGATTATAATAATATTAGGTGCCATGGAGCAGTAATTTTTAATGGAGAGAAACGTCGTTGTTGTAGAAATAAAAAAATAGGAAATTTATGCGGATTACATTTTAATAAACAAAAAAGATATGATACAATAGAACTTATAAATTTAGATATATATAAAACAATAGTAATTAGTAAAAATGATTGTTTATTAAAAAATGAAAAAAAAAAAAAAATTGTCCTTAAAAAAGATATTGAAATTATAAATTATGATGAATGTTGGAGTGAGATAACATTCGGTTTCAGAATTCTATATTTAAATAATATAGATAATTATCTATATACAGAAATTTTTGGAGATTTTCCTATTGGAATTTATGATAAGTATAATAATACATATCATGAATTATAGAAATTTTAAGGAAAAATTTGATTATAATATCTAATTATTTTTTTTTTTGAGATAAATGGAAGATTTTTTTGAAAAACTTGTAAAAGTCTATATAAAAAATGAAGTCGAATTATTTTTAATTCATTTAGAGGAAAAAAAAAAAATTAATATTGATATTAAGATAAAAAAAAAAAATATAAATATAAAGTTTTCAGATATTAATTTAGATATGCAAATAGAAAAGATAAAAAAAGATCCAATTGCTTTTGCTAAATCATGTAATCAAAAAAAGATAGAGAATATTTTAGTTATATTGAATAATGCTTATTACAATAAAACTTCTTTAGTATCTGATGAAATTTATGATATATTAGTAGAGTATGTTGAAGAAACTTATAAATCAGAAATACCTAAGACAATTGGCGCTGAAATTAATGTTTCTAAAGAAAAAGTTCAATTACCTACTCATTTACCTAGTATGGAAAAAATTAAACCAGATACTAATTCTTTATCAAATTGGTTACATAATTATCCTGGAACTAAAATAATTTCAGATAAATTAGATGGTATGTCATTATTGATAGATGCGAGATCAAAACCTGTTAAAGCATATACAAGAGGAAATGGTTCAATAGGACAAGATATTTCTTGGATAGTAAATTATATTAATATTGGGACTATTAATAAATGTATGGTAAGAGGCGAGTGTATTGTCAGTAAAGAAAATTGGGAAATTATAAAGAAAGATTATCCTGAATATTCTAATCCTCGTAACTTTGTTTCTGGATATACTGGAAGAAAAATAATTACAAATTCTCTAATGAAATATATTGATTTTGTAGCATATGAATATATTGGAGAAATTCCTATTAAAATAGAGACTCAATTAAAAAAATTAGAGGAATTTAAAATGAATGTGGTAAATTATTCTATTCATGATAATATTTCAAATAGTATTTTATCAAAAATTTTAAGTGATAGAAGAGATAATTCCAAATATGAAGTGGATGGTATAATAATTACAGATAATATTCCTCATACAAGAGAAACTTCTGAAAAATATCCTAAATATGCTAAAGCATTTAAAATGATATTAGATGATCAAACCGCAGAAGTAATTGTTAAAGGAATAACTTGGGAACCATCAATATATGGTTTACTTAATCCTATTGTGAATATATCAAAAATCAATTTAGATGGTGTTAATATTTCCAATGCTACTGGACATAATGCTAATTTCATTATCAAAAATAAAATTGGAGGAGTAATAGGACCAGGATCAATTATTAAATTAACAAGAAGTGGTGGAGTTATACCTAAAATTATTCAAGTAGTTAAACCATTTCAAGGTGATGTATCTGACGTATTACCTAATCCTAATTTATATGAAGGAGGCTATAAATGGACTGAATCTAAAATAGATCTTATTCTTAATGAACCTGATAAAAATGAAAAAATAAAAATAAAAAGAATACAACATTTTTTTGGAAGTTTAGGCGTACCTTTCTTTAAAGAGGGATTGATTCGCAAAGTTTATAATGCTGGTTTTATAACAATTTCATCTATGTTACTCTTAAATAAGAGCGATTTATTAAAAATTGACGGTTTTAAAGAAGTATCTTCAGATAAGATACTTAATGAAATATCAAAATATTATAAAAAAGCTACTTTATCTGATATAATGGCTGCTCATTATTCATTTGGATCTGGATTTGGAAATAGAAAAATACAGCCCATAATTAATAAATACCCAAATATATTAGACATCGATATAAACCATACAGAGTCTAGAATAAAATTAATAAATGATATATCCAATATAGATGGCTATCAAATAAAAACAGCAGAAAAATTTGTAAATGGCTTATCTACATTTAAAGAATTTTATAATAGTATTCCTAATATTAATATTAATAATAATAATAATAATGTTAATAATGATGTTAACAATAATATAAAGATACTTTCTACCAAATTATCAGGAAGAGTATTTTGTCCAACAGGCTTTAGAATTAATACTGATTTAGAAAAATTAATATTAAGTAATAGTGGTAAAATAGAAAACACGATTAGGTCTAATGTCACTCACCTTATTGTAAAAGATAATAATTCATTATCTTCAAGTAAATGTATCAAAGCAAAAGAAAAAAAAATAAATATTTTAACTAAAGATGAACTTATAGATTATGTTTAATTATTTTTAATTATATATAATTTTATTTTTAATTATATATAATTTTATTTTTAATTATATTTTATTCTTTATATTATATAAAGTAATGTATAAAAAAATTTTTGATCCAATACAATCCAAATATATAAATACAATGTCTGCAGAAGGTTATAAAGTTATAAATAAATACATAAAACAATTAGGTGGTCATGAAGGTCCTTGTGCTATGAATGCTAGCGGAACAGCTTGCGCTAAAAGTAAGGAGTGGGATAGAGAAAGATGTGAATTACATACAACCAAGACTGGAAATAACGTATGTCGTTTTACTGTTGCGGAATCATCAAAAAGAGCAATGGAAAAAAAAAATAAAAAGTCTCAACCAATTTCATCAGAAAAACCATCTGTTATTGATGATGAACCTTGGGAACCTATTTCTCCTATAGAATCTCCACAACCAGCTGTAAGTATACCACCAGTAAGTACACCTATATCTTCGCATCATCCGGAGCTTCCTTTAGATCATCCGTATCATAATGTAAGAATTAGGCACTATGAATCAATAGATGGTAGCATTATAGAGGAAAGATATATTGAAGGACTTCCTATAGAAACTGTAGTAGCAAAATGGGATGGAAGACAATTAAACAAACCAGCAAATATAAATTTAATTAAAGGATATATATATGATCTTTATTATCCCTATGTAGGTGATCGAATAAGAAACTATTTAGATAGAATTGAGTTAGAAAAAAAAGATGGACTTGATAGTAAAAAAGATTTACTAAAGGTATTAAAAGATAGTTATAAATTTATAAATAGTGATGAGTTTAATGTAGATGAGTTGATGGGACCAGATAGAGGCCCTAGTCATTATAAAAATCATCCTTATGGATCTGAGGCAAAACGTCAAGCATGGGTTGGTCCACATAATTAGATAATTACTCACAAACATTATGATATTTTTCTGGTATTATAGTCATTAGGATATAATCTTCATCATTAATATTAAATTCTATTTTTAAATATAATTTATATATTGTTTTATCAGTATCATTTTCAAATTTAAAAACTCTAAATTCTTTATAACATTTAAAATATATATCATTATCGGAAATATTAATACTAATTCTATAAGGTAATTTAGATGGATCATCTGAATTTAATTCAGAAAGATTGTATTTAATATTAAGTTTATATAATTGATTGTGTAAAAAGGTAAAAGGTAATCCAAGAAAAGCTTGTGTTGTTAACATCATAACTTTTTGAGTAATTTCTGTGTTAAAATTGAAATTTAGAAAATCTATAATAATTTGTGGGCTATTTATTTTATGATTATTTATGTATATTCTACATCTAGGTATGTCTAATCTAAATTGTTTTTCAATATCTTTTATTTCCTTAAATGATTTAAAAATATCGTTAATATAATAATTAAAATCAATACAAATAGATTGTTCATTATTTAATTCATCATGTAAGAAAATATCATTGTTTTCTTCAAATTTTTCTAAAAATATGTATTCATTATTTTCTAAATTATTTTTGTAATTAATTATTGACATATTAAGATCAATATCTTTAGGAATATTTAGATTACGAAAATCATTCCAACTAAAATCATTCATATGATTTGATTTATAATATTCTTTTATTTTAATTATATAATAATAATTTATAGTATATGATAACTAAAAATGCTTTTTTAAATGAATTAATATTATTATTTCTAATATTAATAGTTATTCATATTAGTATTAAATCAATATGTAAAAAGCAGAATAATTTATTGATAGAGGCTTTTAATATAATTAAATTAAAAGATATTGAAAAACCTAATATGTCTTTACTTAGAATAAAAGGCTATGATGAAAACAAAATATATGAATTTAGAAATTTTCTTAAAAAATCAGAGTGTAAAGATATAATTAAATTTTCTAAATCAAAAGTAGAAGATAGTATGGTTGTTTGTAAAGATGGAAAAGATTGTTTGGACGATTATAGAAACAGCAAAAGCACATTTATCAAAGATAACGATTTATATGTAGCTGATTTAATAAGTAAAAAATTAGAGAAATTACTAGGTATAAATAAAAATAATTTTGAAGAATTACAGGTAGTATACTATAAACCTGGAAAACAATATAAAGAACATTGGGATGCTTGTATATCAGAGGATGTTAAAGATTGTGATAATTTTGTAGAAAAAGCTGGTCAAAGATACGCAACATTTTTAATATATTTAAATGATGTATTAGAAGGGGGTGAAACATGTTTTCCTAAATTAGATAAAGATAATAATATTATAAATGAAAGTGATAAACAACTATGTACGAATCCTCATACAAAAAAAATAAAGCCGGAACAAGGTAAAGGAATTTTATTTTTCAATTTAGAAAAAAATGGTATAGAGCATAAAGATATCGCTATGCATGCCGGATTACCTCCTATTAAAGGAGAAAAGTGGTTATGTAATAAATGGATTCGTACGCGAAGTTTAATTTAATTTCTTGGATACTTTGAACAATGTCTTAGTTTAGGACTTAGTATAATATTAAATACAATTTAGAAGTAATATTTAAAAAATTTAAAATTAGATATATATATTTAATTTTAGATTCATTATATTTAAGAACTTGGGTCATTTAATATAATTTTGAATACTCCTTTATTATTATAAATAATATTTGATAAAATTTAAAATTAACTATAGTTTATATAGAATAATTATTGAATATAATTAATATTTATAAATTTGATATATATATATTTAAAACTTTCAAGAGAAATAATAAAATGTCCCAACTTAATTATTTATCAGATATTAATAAACATGATAGAGACAGTCATATAACATTTGACGAAGGGCCACATATATATACTATAGATGGTGATTCTGATTATTTATCAGTAACAACTTGGAATCATTCACATTTTAAAGAATTTAATGCTGATAGAATAATTGATAGAATGATGAATAGTAAGAATTGGGTAAATAGTGAATATTATGGAATGAGCAAAGAAGAAATTAAGAATAAATGGAATAAAAATAGAGATGAAGCTGCTGAAGCAGGTACAAAAATGCATTATGATATTGAATGTTACTATAATAATGTAAAAGTCAATAATAACTCAACAGAATTTGAATATTTCGATAAATTTACAAAAGATTTTCCTAATTTAAAACCTTATAGAACAGAATGGATGGTATGGGATGCTGATCTAAAATTAGCTGGTTCTATAGATATGCTTTTTATAAATGAGAATAATGAACTAGAAATTTACGATTGGAAAAGATGTAAAAATATTAAAAAAGACAATAAATGGGATAAAGCTAAAACAAAGTGTATATCACATATTCAAGATACAAATTATTGGCATTATGCTTTACAATTAAATACTTATAAAGCAATTTTAGAAAAAAATTATGATAAAAAAATTAGTAAGATGTGTCTAATATGTTTACATCCTAATAATGAAAATAATAATTATTTGAGATATGAACTTCCAGATTTAACAGAAGAGATAAATTCATTGTTTGAATATAGAAAATTAATGCTTACAAATCACACAGGGTTAAAATTAGATGAATTACATGATGATAAAAAATCTGCATTAATAAAAATTGAAAAATATAAAAAATATATAGATAATTTAAAAAATAAAATATTAAATATTGATACTCAAATTAATGAATTAATAAATAATGATACAGAAAATTACAATTTAGAAGTTTCTACCTATATATTTGATGAACAAGAATATTTAGTAGACGATAATACCGGTAAAATTTATTCTTATGAAGGTTCCTATATAGGAAATTGGTATAATAATAAACCTATACTATTTTAATTAAAATTATATTCATGTTATATATTATTTTTTATTTAAAGAGATTTTCATAGATATAAATATTAATGGGTGGAAAACTTGCTGAATATATTTGGATAGATGAAAAAGGAAATTTAAGAAGTAAATCTAGATATTTAAAATCTTTTTTCAGCGAATTTAAAGATATACCAGAATGGAATTTTGATGGTAGTTCTACTGGTCAAGCTCCTGTTGAAAATTCTGAAATAGTAATAAAATCAAAAGCTATGTTTAGAGATCCTTTCAGAGTTCAGTATCAAACATGTGACGGAGGACGAGTATATCCTCATAAATTGATATTATGTGATACCTATAAACCTGATGGTACACCTACAAAAGACAATAATCGAGTATGGGCAAAGGAAATATTTGACAGAGCATATGAAGAAGAACCTTGGTTTGGTTTAGAACAAGAATATTTTTTGATTGATCCTGTAACATTGAAACCATTAGGATTTCCTTTAGAAGGAGAACCAAAAGAACAAGGACAATATTATTGTAGTGCAGGATTTGAAAATAATTTTGGAAGAGAAATCGCAGAAGAACATTTAATGGCATGTTTAACTGCTGGAATTAAAATTTCCGGTATAAATTCTGAAGTAGCACCAGGACAATGGGAATTTCAAATAGGACCATGTGTAGGAATAGAAGTAGGAGATCATTTGTGGGTAGCAAGATATTTGTTACAAAGAATTGCTGAAAAACATAAAGTAATTGTAAATTTTGAACCTAAACCAGTTAAAGGAGATTGGAATGGATCTGGATGTCATACTAATTATAGTACAAAAAATATGAGAAGTCCAAATGGAATTAAATTTATAGACGAAGCTATACTTAAATTATCTAAAAAACATTCTGAACATATGAAATTATATGGTAAAGGGAATGATCTAAGAATGACTAGTAAACATGAAACTTCTTCATACGATATTTTTACTGACGGAATAGCTAATAGAGGAACTTCTATACGAAGAGGTAATGAAACAGTTAAAAAAGGTTGTGGTTATTTTGAAGATAGACGACCAAGTTCAAATTGTGATCCATATTTAGTTACGGGAATTATATTTAAAACAACAGTTTTAGATAATTAATAATATTATATTAATTAAATATATTTATTTATAAATATTTAATTAACATAATTATATTAATATTAGAAAAAGCTTCAATATAACAACAAATATATTTATTTATAGATATTAAATTAACATAATTATAATGATATTAGAAAAAGCTTCAATAGAACAACAAAATATATTAAACTTAATCCAAGACCATAATGTAACCGTAGATGCTGTTGCTGGAAGTGGTAAAACTACAACTAATTTACATATAGCAAAATCTTATCAAAAAAAAAAAATTTTACTTCTAACATATAATAAAGATCTCAAATTTGATTCTAGAAATAAAGCTTTATTATTAAATTTAGATAATTTAGAAGTACATAGCTATCATTCTTTTTGTGTAAAATATTACTATAAAAAAGCATTTGATGATAATGGAATTATAAAAATAGTATCAGATAAAAATAAATTTTTAAATGAAAAAAAATATAGTTTTGATATTATAATTATTGATGAAATACAAGATCTTAATTGTTTATACTTTGAATTAATGTGTAAAATTTTATCAGATAATAACAATAAAGATAATAGAATTTGTTTATTAGGAGACAGAAATCAATGTATAAATTCTTGGAATAATTCAGATTGGAGATACATTAAATATAGTAATATATTATTTAATTTTAACTCATATAATTGGAATATTGCTAATTTATCAGTCAGTTTTAGATTAACAATTCCCATTTCAAATTTTATTAATTTTTGTATGTTAAATGAAAATAGAATAAATTCAATTAAATTAGGAGATAAACCTAAATATATTATTTGTGATACTTTTAATTTAATTGATAAATTTAATAGTAAATCTTATAATGAAGTTAAAAAATATCTAAATATGGGATATAAATATGAAGATTTCTTTATATTAGCTCCTTCTGTTAAAGGAGGAAAAAAGTATGACCCACCTATAAGACAATTAGCTAATTTATTATCAATTAATGGAATTCCTATATATGTTCCTAGTTCGGATGACGTTGAATTGGATAAAGAAGAATTATTTGGAAAAATTGTTTTTTCAACATTTCATCAAGCTAAAGGTAGAGAAAGAAAAGTAGTTTTAGTCTTTAACTTTGATGAATCTTACTTTACTTTTTATGCTAGAAATAAAAATCCATTTAAATGTCCTAATGAACTTTATGTAGCTTGTAGCAGAAGTTTAGAAAAATTAACATTGTTTCATCATTATCAAAATGATTATCTAAATTTTTTGATAAAAGATAATTTATTAGAATATTGTGAATTAGATATTGATCTTCCTATTATTATTAATTATAATAAAAATTCTAAAAGTTATAAAAGTAGTGTAACAGAATTAACTAAACACCTTCCTTCTGATGTAATGGATAATTGCTTAAATTATTTTAAATATGATAAAATTCAAAATAAAGATACTTATATTAATATTCCAAGTAAAATTAAACAAAATAATTTAGTAGAAGGTGTATCAGAAATAACAGGAATTGCTATACCTGCATATTTTGAATATTTAAATTGTAATACTATTAGTATTTTAAATAAATTGAATATATCTATAAATAATCAAATTGATAATAGTGATTATCAGTTTATAGATGATAGTGATGATGAAATAGATGAAAATTTACCAAAGGACATTCAAGATATTGGACCTTCACAATTATTATATATTGCTAATAAATGGAATTCATTTAAGACAGGTTACTTATTCAAATTAAATCAAATAAGTGATTATAAATGGCTATCAATTGAAAATTTAAATAAATCTGTAGAAAGATTAAGGAATAAAATAAGTAAAAATGCTAGATATGAAGTTAAATTTGAGTTAGAAAAATATAAAGAACTTAGTAATAGAAAATTAGTAGGATTTATTGATTGTATTGATAATAATAATATATGGGAAATAAAATGTGTAAAAACAATTAAAAATGAACATTTATTACAATTAGCAATTTATATGTATATGCATAAAAAATATATTGCTATTAATAATTTGAATAATGACAAGCATTATAAATATTCATTATTTAATGTTTTAACGGATGAAATTTATATAATAGATAGTAATTTAGAAAATTTAGAAAGTATGATTGATTACATTATCAAACATAAATACTATGATAAAAAATTTATCATCGACAAAGAATTTCTAGAAAAAAATACTATTATTTATAATAAATTTAAATAAACATATATATATATATAATGTATAAATATATTAATAATCCTGAAACAAATAAAAGAGTAAATATATACAGTAAATTAGGAAAAAAAATTTTAAATTCTTATATTATTCATCTGATTGGATCTGCTAAGAATGATAAAATTACTGATTGGAATGAGTGGATTTTATCTGTAGAAAAACATCCTACTTTTTCTGATACAAATTATAGATTTAGTGAGGATAAAACTATGGAAGGCGAATTTGGTATAATTTTTTTGTCAGAAACTTCACATATATTAATTAAATTAGTATTATTGGGTGAGTATGATTTTGATTTAGGTATATTAGGAAAGAGAAAAGCTTTTATGAATATAGAAGATTGGATTAATGAATGTAAATTTAGTGAATTATTGAGCAATTTAAATGTAGGACCAAAATATTATGAATCTAATATATTAGAACCAGATGATATTAATTTAAAAAATTTTGTACCTCCTAATACAAAAATAGGTATAATAAAATTAGAATTATTAGAAAATTATGAAAATTTAAATAATATTTCTATAACAGATTCAAATAAGAATATAATTTGTACGAATATAAGGGATAAATTGCATATTATGCATAAAAATAAAATGGGTCATTGTGATTTGCATTATGGTAATATCTTAGTTAATAAGTCAACTTATGAAGTAAAATTTATAGATTTTGGTCAAGTAAAAATAAGTGAAAATTTTTTACATCATAATGAATCAGAAAATTTCGATAGAGTTTTTGACAATGAAGATGTGTGTTATCCGGAATTTGAAAAAGATAAATTTCAGTCTCATCATAAAATTAGAGATATTTGTAAAAAATAGTAACTTATTATATTTAGGAATATAATAAGTTATGTTCAAAATTATCAGCAATGATAGGTATTAAATTATAATCTAATCATCATCAAATAATTGGTCATTCAATAGATTATGATATAATTAAATATATTATAATATTATTTAATATATTTAATATTTAATATATTTAATATATTATAATATATTAAATGCTCCTTAAAATATTATTAACATTATTTTTTTTATATATACTAGTTCTTATTAAAGGAATGAATATTACAGAATTTTTTAACAGTAATAAAATAGATAATAATATTATAAAACAATTCGCCTTGCCATCTGATAAATGTAATATCGATACTACTGCTAAAACTTGTAAAGATAAAAGAAAAAATAATTTAAATAATGGTTTGTTATCGAATTTTGTGCACAGGGATATTGGGATTTGAAATTATATTTAGAAATTAATGTTATAAATAATATCTATTAAATTAGAACTTATAAATTTAATTATTTCAAATTTATATCATTTTCATTTATGTAAGAAAGTATATCATTCGGTATTTTACTACAACAATTATTATCTATATAATTCACAAGAATATTAAGAAAATATTCTGATTCTAATTGCGATATTTCTTTCTTATTTTTAAGAAAGAAATATTTATATCGAGATGTCCCATCTCCTTGAATTGCTTGTTTCCTAAATTTTTCTATTTCAAGATCTAAACTATCTTTTTTTGAAATAGAAATAAGGGTACACTTTATTCTACATAAAGGACAGGTATTATTTTTATGCAACCATTGATACAAACAATTTGGATGAAATTTATGTCCACATTTAAGTATAACTGGTTTCTTTAGATTATTTTCTGAATACAAATTTTCTAGGCAAATTGCACAATCTTTTTTTTCACGAATAGAAATATTATTTCTAAGCTTTTGATAAATTTTGTTTTCACAAGAGCTTATAGATTGTATTGTATCATTTTTTTTTTTTTCATTTTTTCGGTGTATTCCAACAAAATTTTTATTTTTTTTTAATTTATATGTAGTAAATTTAGATGAATAATCATTCTTCATTTTATGTGGACAAAAAAAAATGTTATTAACAATCAAATTTTTTTTCTATATAATCATATTAATATATTCTAGATGAATCCAAATCTTTATTTTTATCATTAGAATAACGAATATTATCAAAAGAATTTTTAATTTTTTCTCTTATTGAATCAAAATCATATTGTTCTTTAATACCGTTATCTTCTGTCTTAATATCATCATTATTATCACTGAGGACAGGCCTGGAATTCTCTAAACTAAATTGATTTAGAATATCGCGGTCGTTCTCGCACAAATCCTTACTCATTTCAGATACCTTTTTCTGTATGTTGTTAGAATCTTGTTCATTTTGATTATACTCAGAATTGATTTTATTATTGCAGAAATCATTATCATCTTCTTTTGGATGTTCTTTTTGATTACATTTTGTATTGATATCATTATTCATAGATTTTTTTGTATTTTCATTACTGTCAGTTTTTTTTTTATATTTATTGATTTTATTAGTTATTTTCGTATAATATTCAAATGAAATTTCAGTAAAAGATTTAAATATATTTGAAGAATCTTTATTATAAGCTTGAGTGATCAGAAAAACTAATAAAATATTAAATGGAAATAAATTTCCAAATGAAAATAATGTAGTAGTTATAAATAGAATATCAATAATATTAAATTTTGAACAAGAATTTAGAATATTTAAGTTTAGATTAGAAAGATACGAAAAAATTAGGTTTATCATAATATTTTCATATTATAATATATTTTTAAATACTTTAAATTAATTTAATTAGTATCATTATATATAAAAGAGTTATGTATATAAAGATATATTAATAGTCTTATGAAATAAAAAATTTGATTCTTCTCCCGGTTGGGGTCGGTTGAGAGTTATTGGAATGACAGCGTTGAAATATAAGTGTTTAGATGCGTATACTACAATATTAGAGAAATTCAAAGGGTGTGGGTCTATATCGGTGGATATAATGAAGCGTTTGGATAATCTTAAAGATTATGGAAATGATTATGTAGTTTTCAAATCGGATATTGATGTAAGTTCTTTGTCTTCTGATCAAATAAAGCAAATTATTGGCAAAGATGGTTGCTATTTTAAAATTACTACAGAAGCTACCGATACTGATTTTATTTGGCATGATACCGATAAACAAGTCTTTGAATTTTGGGGACCGTACGATAATATCAAAAATGCTATACCAATTATTCAAAATAGAATTCAAAAATATACAGCTATCCCTACACCAATCCCATAAGAAACTATCTCTTAATATTACATTTATCTTAATAAAAAAATAAAATACAAAAAATAAAATACAAAAAATAAAATACAAAAAATAAAATACAAAAAATAAAATACAAAAAATAAAATACAAAAAAAAACAAAAAACAAAAAAAAATTTTTTTGTTTTTTTGTTTTTTTGTTTTTTTGCTTTCCATTATTTAGATTAATTATTAGAAATACTCCTATCGAGATATTATCTAGTAATAGGAATTCTCATCCCAATGGGTAGGAGTGTAATCGTCAGCCCATACGGATTTAGTGTAATCTTGAAAAGATAGTTCATTATAATATGGAGTGTCTTCTTCCCAAGGATCATTGAATTCCTCCGAAGAAGTCTTCATCTTGTTTTTTGCTTCGGTCTGCGAGCGTTGATTAAGCTCAACAACTCCATCAGAAGAAATAACTGACATGAAGTTACCATTGGTCCATGCATTTTCATTTGTAATGGGAGGATTGTCAATAGAGCATGCGTTAGTACGCTCTAGAGTAGGAACAATCGGAGAAGATGAAATCTCCGGAAAAGCATCAGAACTAAGATGAGAAAGAGACGGAGTAATTTGGGAGTTAGAGGGAATAAAAGAACGAATAAACTTATCAACAGCATCCCATGGAACTGCTGAAGCACCACTGATAACAACATACTTATTAGTAGTCTTATCCCAAATAGTATAGTCAGGATATAGAGGGTCTCCATGCGAATCCAGTTTCTTAGATAGCATAATACGAATGTTCTTCTTATTCGTTTCAGATTCGCCTTGAGAAGGAGTATAGAACAATTGTTTCGCAATATTTGGAGCAGGCGAGCGCTTAGTCTTCTTAGATGATGACTTAGATGAATTTGTGTTGGATGAACCAACACTCTCGGTTTCCGTTAGATCATCCTCATCTGATTGAAGATCTGCCAAAAGACTATAGCGTGAGCCTTTCGAAAGAGGCTTTTGAGGTGCCTCAGGAATGATTGGTGTAGAATTCTTTGATTGCTTGGGTGTATGTACCTTTTCGTCTTGAAGGTTAATAATAGTCTGCTTAATCATATTACCAGCCAATATACAAGAATTAGGCGTATTCGCAGTAATATCAAACATGCTCGTCTTGTTATTATGGATGATATAGCATCCATTACCAACAAGTCGCATAATCGACTTAATGTTATTACCACCAATTCCAATAATGATTGAAACAGAATTTTGTGGACATGGAACAGAAAGAGTGGGACGAGATGAAGAAACCGATTGGTTCTTATGTGCCAAGATGTCTTGATTGATCATCATCGCAATCTTTTGAACATCTTGTACCGTACGTCCAGAGATATATACTATATGACAATCATTCGTAGATGTCTTCGTATTAGGATTAGGAGTATTCATGTCAGATTGCAATCGAACAAAACCTCCAACTACACTAGAGGTGTAGCGCTTAATGCCATTTCCGCGATAACCAATTATCATCGCAGCAATGGCAGGAATCTTGTCTGGAGAAAAACCAATCTTACGAAGGTCAATGTGACCTACCGGACGATTGATGTTGGAGTAGTTTGACTTTGAATTCATTTGAGTGATTAATTAATATCAATAGAAAAAAATAATAAGATCAAATTTATTTTCTATCTGTACCTTATTCCGTAGACATACTATATGTTTTAATGAAAAAGCCATATAGAATCACTATCAGGAGTACCTCTACCACTACTAATGATAGAATCTGTAGGAGAACCAACAGGACTAGTAATGATAGAATCTTTTGGAGAAGATATAGGAGTAGTATAAAGTTCGGTTTCTCTAATTTCTGATATCAAATCAAACCAATTTTTATATATATCAATAATGCATGTTTTAGAATTCATACAGCCCATAGAAGAATCTCCATGAAATCTAATACAATTATAACAAAATCCACATTGTTCGGAAGTAAGTAAACTAGGATGTATAAGATTTTCTATTTCATTATCAGTATAACAATACCAACCTGTATAAAATCCATTAAAATTTAATGGATTTCCAATAATGGAATTAGTATAGGACGGATGACAATTATCAATTGTAGGATTAACGTAAGTTTTACAAGGACACGGTGCCGCAATCATTTGTACATCATAATTATTATCATTCTCATGACAAAGTATTTGTTTAACTACAAAGGAATTCGGTCGTTCAAAAATCAAATCCATTTATAATCTTGAGAAGATACAATAATAAAAAATAAATAATATCATATTTATTTTCCAATTATTTTGCGGTAAAAGTAATAGTCAAGCTAATAACCTAATATGTTTTACTAAAAGCTAAATTATATAGTAGTGAGTTCATCTGGGTGATCTTCTATAAACTGCTTAATTTTATCAATAATGGGAAATAGTCGCTGCCATTCTTGCTTGTAAATGGTAATAGGCAACTTACGAAGACCATTGATTTGGATAGCACCCTTCTTAGAAACCTTAATTTCAAGTTCACCCTTGGAATAGCTTTTTCGAGCATTTTTCTTCTTTTCCTCCTTGAGCTCGGAACCAATACGATCTAGTTCAGCTTCCAACTCTTCTCGAGACATCATCTTGGAAGAGTGTTGGTCTGGTTCCTTAGAAGAGTGTTGGTCTGGTTCCTTAGAAGAGTCTTGGTCTGGTTCATTAGAAGAGTCTTGGTCTGGTTCCTTAGAAGAGTCTTGGTCTGGTTCCTTAGAAGAGTCTTGGTCTGGTTCATTAGATTCTTCGTGAAGGTTGTTGCTAGAATTTTCAATTTTTGATTGCTCTACTTCATTAATTAGATCATTAGTAGTAGATTGGGCCTTTTCTAGTTGTGAAAGGAGTTGTTGGGTATCGGATCCATCCGGAGAATTAGAAGGTGTTTGTGGAACATCGGGGGTGATTGGACTTCCATTTTCGATAGATTCCTTAGAAGGGCTGGTAGTGTGAATAGTATTTCGACGAGGAATAGTCTTCTTCTTGAGAAGGGACTTGGTGTTATCAGCAGTTGTAGACATTTTAATAAGATAAAAATGGAGATTCAAGTTATTCAAATTTTTTTACCTATATGAAAAGATTAATGGGATAACTACTTAATACATATAGTACACGCACCTATAATTTCACCTAGTTTAGCTCGACAGCATGGACAACTCTGGCCACACATTCCATAATGTGTATCAATATTCCAAGATTTAGGATGTTTAATGGAGTTAGAAATAGGAGTAGGATCGTGAAGCCATCTATAAAACATAGAAGGATATTGTTGACGAATGACTTTCTGATATCTAGTTCTAGATGCAACGGGATTGTTATCGAAGCTCGTGTTTGAAAACGAAGACATGGTTGAATTTTGATATTTGGTTATATATATAAAGGGTCAAATTTATTTACCACTTTAATATTATACCTATATAGACTATAAGGGCGAAGAGTAAAAGGGGTAGACTATAAGGGTGAAGAGTATAAGGGGGTAGACTATAAGGGTGAAGAGTATAAGGGGGTAGACTATAAGGGTGAAGAGTATAAGGGGGTAGACTATAAGGGTGAAGAGTATAAGGGGGTAATATTAGGTATAATTTAGACTATAAATAATTTATGTAGATAAGGGGGTAGAATGATAAGGTGGTAGAAAAAATTTGACTAGGTCAAAATTGACCCCAGACTAAGAGTATTCAGTGCCCAAAATAAGATAGAGGTGGGTTCATAAAGGGGTAGAAAAATTTGATTTGGTGAAAATTTAGTCCCAGACTAAGAGTATTGAGTGTCCAGGTATATTCCTAAGTGAGAGGATATCCAAAATATAAGTCGAATTTTTTTTGGTTGGACCCAGGAAAAATTTGATTGGTATAAATCGGAAGTAATACTTATAGTATAAGAGATGAGTATAAATGGGAGTATGTACAATATAGTTAGGAAAATCTACAATTTTGGCGGTGTAGGTATTTTCCTAACAACGTTATTTATGGTATCAGTAGTCCAGTGGTTATGTGTGAGATTTTTGGCAACGTATTGCCATGTAGGAGGTTTATGGGGGATAATTCGTAACCCAATATATATGGGGAGTCCAATATGTTTGGGAGTAAATAACGTTCAGATAGCATTGGTAAATCATTATGTAGGTATTATAGCAGCAGGAAGTTTGGGTTTTATAGGATTTATAACAAGTAGAATGAAAATTTGATTAGTGATATGAGATTGGGAAGATAGGTACAAATGATGAACCAAGAGAGGAACTTCCCAGTGTTTTTGCCTAAAGAACTCCAGACTTATTCAGAACAGTTGTCATTTGATAGGGACGAATTGATGATTTTTCCAGAACCGGATGATTTATGTAGTAGTAGTTGTGGTGTATGTTATAGCTGTGTGCAGGGTAGACACGAGTGTATGAATCCATGTGAGGATTTAAACAAGTTGTATAGGAAATGGTATAAGGAAGTAATAGTACCAGAGCAAGAATGTCCAGGTTGTGAATCGGGAGTAGATTTTCATGGTGCACATTTAGTGGATGGTGAATTACATCCAAACTGTTGTAGTAAAGGAGGATAAAATAATAATGGATATATATATAGTAAGTAGTATATATATTTTTTTTTGATTTATAGTTAGATTATGAAAATTGATGTACGAAAAAGACCATAAAAAAAATAAAAATGACTCAACAGAATTCAATGGAAGGAGAATGGTGTGAAAATGGGACTCCATGTCAATTATTAAGATTAGAGCAGAGGGGAGTGTCAATCAATGATTGACTAAGTGCACATGAGAATTTATTTAGATATTTGGATGGAATGTTTAGAAGGATGTAGAGTTAAAATTTGATCTAAAATAAAATTCTATAATGAATATTAATGATGAACCATTCTTTATCAAACGGCGGACAGAAGAAGGCACTCTACAAGGATGTAGAGTTTGGGAAGAAGAAGAGAAGTGGTGGTTATGGATCAATAAAATTTGGAAAGATAGAGGATAAAAGAGTAGTAGTAAAAAGATGCAAGATAAGGTCAGAGACGGAGCATTTAGATAGTGAAACGGAAACGGGAATATGGGAAAGTTTATCATCAACGGATGTAGTACCAAAATTGTTAGGTTATGGGAAGTTGAACAAGAAGTCAGAATATCATTACACAAAGTATTTTATATGTGAAGATAATCGAGCACGTGATATAGATGATTATATAGAGAGTGGTAATTTTTGGGAAATAATAAAAAAGGAGGGTGGGAAGGATACAGGAGTACGATCGAGATATCCGGTGTGGTCAGCGGAGGACCAAACAATGTATGAGTATACAATGAGTAGGAAGGACAAGATAGAAATTTGTAAGGGTATGGCAAATTGTTTGTATAAAATGCAAAAGAAAGGTTTTGTACACAGAGATATAAAGGGTGGTAATTTTATAATAGACAAAGAAGGTAAAGTAAGATTAATAGATTTTGGATTGAGTGAGGATGTAGAGAAAGCAAAAGAGGAGAATTCAGTGGTTGGTACACCAGGATATTGTGATCCATTGGTAGAAGATGATGGTTGGATTTCGAAGAAGTCAGACCATTATTCATTAGGAGTAGTATTTTTAAGAGTTTGGACAGGATTTCTAGGACCAGAGTTTGATTCATATGATAATCCAGATGATTTAGAAATAAATAGAAAAGCAAGAAAGAATTTGAGAAATGAATTTTTAGATCAATTGAAAAACTTAGAAAAAAAGGAGCCAATGGTAACAGAGTTAATACGTTTTATGTTATCGAAGGAGTTAAGTAGTAGAATAGATATGAAGGATATTTTAGATATTCTAAAAAGATTGTAAGTAGAAGGTATAAAGTATAAACTAATATATTTTTTTTTTTTTCTTTTAATAATAGTTTTTAAATTTGATTATGAAAATAGAGGTATGTTAATAGTATTAATGACGAACCATTCAAATACAATGATGAAACTTGTGTATGGGAGCAAGATTTCTGAAAATCTGAATTCAGTATTAGGATTGAAGTATAATGATAGTCCATGTGATGGTTATCCAGATCATGTATCATATAATAGAGAAGATATAGAAAACTTATCAGAAAATGGTTGTGAAATAGATGGTATTGATGAGGATGAGTATAATGATTGGTATGATAGATTACAGGTAGAAATATGGGAGCATGAGAGAGAGAATAGAATAGAGGGTATAAATATTTGGTACAAGTATGAGGATGATTGTGGAGATAATTTTTGTGTAGAATGTAATGTAAATTTAGGAGAGAGTAATAGGGAGTATTGTCCAATGTGTAACACAGAGGAATTAGAGATAAAGGAGGAGTGTCTTGGTTGCGAATTGGGGACAGAATGTGAGAATGCTCATATATTAGACGGGGTATATCATCCAAATTGTATTAGAAAGAAGGAAGAACCAGCATTTTGGATGATATTAAATGGTACAATGGATTCTATGGGAGAGGTAATAAATAGATGTATTGGATGTGGTGTAGATATGGGAATTTGTAATCCTAGACAGTATTGTATGAAGACATATTGTGCAGAATTAGAATAGTAATGCGAAGTATCAATAAATCTAAAAAGAAAAAAAAAATAATTTTTTTTCGATAATAGATATATTATAGGAAAGATGTAGATTTTAAAGAAAAAGGAAAAAATTTGATTTAAAGAATAAAAGAAGATACATAAGAATATCCCAATTACAATGCAAATTTTCGTGAAGACACTTACAGGCAAGACTATTACACTTGAGGTGGAGTCGTCTGATACAATTGATAATGTGAAGGCTAAGATTCAAGACAAGGAGGGTATTCCACCTGATCAGCAGCGACTGATCTTTGCGGGTAAGCAGCTGGAGGATGGTCGTACTCTGACGGATTATAATATTCAGAAGGAGAGTACGCTGCATCTCGTGCTCCGACTTCGTGGTGGTTGGAATGATCCTATCTACTGGCTGCGAGAAAACCGCTCTGATAATAAACGAACATAATTTAATCTAATAATCCGAAACATAAAAAAAAAATAAGCGTGATATAAGGCCTATAACTTTCCGTGTAGAGGAAAACAGGTATCACAAACTAAGTGTTTTTATATGTGGGTGATTTCATAAATCCTATAACTTTAACGGACCAATGTTAAAGCAGGTGAAATCGTTAAATCCCACAACTATTATATATATAGTTAATATATGTAGATTATTATTTTTTATGGTTCGCATTCTTTATATTTTTATTGGTGACCGAGAAATAAAATTGATCAGCAAATAATTTTCCATGCTGACAGATAATGGCAATAATGACGAGAAGCGCATTTGCGAAGGCACAGAATGACTTTGAGGAGGATCTACCGGGTCGAACAACAAACTATGTTCCTAGATATACCTCTACAAGAAAAGTAAAGCCACGGGCTTCTAAGACACGAGCTAGTAAGCCAAGGGCTTGTAAAAGTAAAACCGATCAGAATGAAGATAAACCAGGTAGAACAGTCAATCACATTTCAATAGAAATACCGTGTCGAAGCGCAATTGCGAAGGCACAGGAATTGGTTGACTGGGTGGCACAGGAATTGGTTGACAGGGTAGGACAGAATTACCAGGAGGAGCTGGAGCTGGAGGTGCCACCGGAATGGGTTGACTGGGTGGAACAGAATGACATAGAGCGATTCTGGCCATACCTGGAGGTACCACAGGAATTGGTTGACTGGATGGACGAGCAGGAGCTGGATCTGGAGCTGGAGCTGGAGGATATACCGGGTCGAACAATAAACTATCTTCCGACACAGGAGGAACACCGCAGTGTTCCGACACAGGAGGAACACCGCAGTGTTCCGACTTCTACAAGAGAAGTAAAGCCACGGGCTTCTAAGACACGAGCTAGTAAGTCAAGGGCTTCTAAGACACGAGCTAGTAAGCCAAGGGCTTGTAAAAGTAAAACCGATCAGAATGAAGATAAACCAGGTAGAACAGTCAATCACATTTCAAAAGAAATACCGTCAGATTTTTTAGATAATTTATCACTAAATACAACAATGTTCGTAACTAGAAACATTGATCCAGACGTATTAGATTAGGGGTTTTCTTGGAAGGGAAATAGTATAGGTGTGTTATTAATAATTAGTTTTTTTTTTCTGGTAAAAAAAATCGATATATAAATATCATTATTACTTTAGAACTAAGATGTCAATCTTATCAGACCAACGCACATACTTTGTGGTAAATTATGATGATAAAGATGATATGAAAAGAATGGGTGGGTGTTGGGATCCTATAATGAGGAGATGGTATGTATTAGAAGGTATGAATTTAGTACCATTTATAAGAAGATGGAATCTTGCAGAAAAAGCTAAAATAGAAGTCCAATGTGAGAAAAAGGAAGTAGAACCCGAAAAACCAGTACGAAGATGTATATATGCAGTGGATTTATATAATATTTGGAACAATAAAGAACAATTAATAGAATCACACTATATGTGTAGTCAGAATGTTTAGTTAGGCTTATAATAGAATAAGTATAATTTCTAATTTCTATTTTTTTTTTTGTTATTTTTATTATGTACAATGAAATATAAAGATAAATTATAACTAAATAATAATAATAATTTATATTATGAATATATATGTTCAATTTGCTTTAACAGGGAGAAGATTAGAATTGAAAATAAACAATGATGATACAGTAGAAGAACTAAAATCGAATATAGAAAATTTAGAGAATATTCCAATAACAAAACAAAAATTGATATTTTGTTCGAAAGTGTTAGAAGATACGCAAAGACTATTAGAGTGTGGTGTATGTGATAGTTCATTATTACAGTTAGTATTAACGAGTGAATCGTTAGGAATACCATCAAGTTTACCACAGCAAGTAGTACCGAGACAATACTTTTCAGATAATATGTTATTAAGACATGGAACACCAGTAACACCAAGAACACCATCATCACCAAGCCCGAGAACACTAACACCAATAACTCCAAAATTATCTCCTGGAAGTTTACATTTGCCAGGAATAAAAATTTCTCCAAGTGAGTCTTTATCTCCATGTGAATTTAAGAGAAAGAATGGACCATATAAACTATTCGCACCGGGATCAAAATCATATTGTTTATGTACTATATATATATCAGAATTTAAAGATGAAAATAAGCATGTAGAATACTATAGATTATCTTACACTTGGGAATATGGGACATCAGACAAATCAGATGCGAGAGATTGTTGCTGGTGTACGTTAAATAATAATATAACAATAACAAAGAATGCGGGAAATCCATTTATAGCAGGAGGTTTAGAATCGAAAATGTCAGGTTTAACAATAGAAAAGAATAATTTATCTCAAACATTGATAAATTTTTTAGTAATGGATGATAATGAGTTGGAGAATAATATAACATATCAACATTCTTACAATTATAGAAAGAATATAATGATAGCTTTAAGTAACTTGAATAAGATATGGTAGGCACTGTAAAAAAGATACTAAAAAAAAAACACTGCGAAAAAGATCTAAAAATTTAATAAAATAATAGTTATATATAAATTATATAATTTATATAAGTTATATAATAATGATAAAAAAAGAGGATATAGAAAATAGTATAGATTGGAATTTTTTTTATGAGTTATTAAGTACTTATCTACCAAGTAATTATGAAGAGAATTCGATAATATTTTTAAAAAATAAATTAAAAGAGTATGGTTTAAAGGGAGAATATACTTTAGGAGGGGATGTAACAGTAAATATGGAAGGAAGAAAAGAAGTGAATGTTTTATTAGATGCTCATTTAGATGAGATACACCAAAGAGTAGTAAATATATCGGATGAGGGATATTTAGTAGCAAAACCTTTTGGTACGATAGTAGAATTTTTATTAGGAAAGAGAGTTGTAGTTCATGGAAGAAAAGAGGTATTAAATGGTGTAATAATAATACCGCCCGCACATTTTATTAAAGAAAAAATGTCAGAATTAAATGAGATAAATAATATGTTAAAAGAAAAGTATTTATGGATAGATATAGGAACAAAAAGTAAAGAAGAGAGTGAAAAGTTTGTATCAATAGGGGATGCAGTAACATTTCCTATAGAGATAAATGAATTAAAGAATAATTGTATAGTTTCAAAAGGATTAGATAATCGTATAGGAGCATTTGCACTGAGTCAAGTTTTAAAAATATTAGGAGAAAATGGTAATTCATTCGGATTACCAAATATAATAGCGAATTTTAGTAATAGAGAAGAAGTAGGGCATGGAGTATATCTAAGAGAAGAAAATATGAATTTAGATTATATAATAGTATTAGATACAAATATAGATACATCAACACCTGTAGCAAAATCAGCACAATATACAGTAGTAGAAATAGGGAAAGGTCCTATAATTTGTAAAAATTTAGAAACTACACCAAAAACAGCAGAAGATTTAGAAGATTTATGTAAAAAAATAAATATACCATATCAGACATCATTTAATACCCATTTAGGTGGTACAAATTTATTTGGATATAGAAAATATGATACAGAAACAATATTTACAGGTGTAGGAATTCGTAATATACATTCTTCAGTAGAAACATGTAAAAAAGAAGATATAACGGATTTAATAGTTTTAGTATGTAATTATTTATTAGGGTTGTGATTTCATATTATTATCGAAATAGATAATAATATAATCATGGCAATGAAGAGATTACAAAAGGAATTAATAGAGATGAATACATCTCTTGAAAATTGTAGTGCAGGTTTAAAAAATGATAATATATTTGAGTGGTCAGGAATAATATTAGGTCCAAAGGATAGTGTGTATGAAGGAGGAATATTTAATTTAGATATAGTTTTTCCGACAGATTATCCTTTTAAACCTCCAAAAATACATTTTATAACCAAAATTTATCATCCTAATATTTCAGAAAGTGGTGGTATTTGTTTAGATATATTAAAAAATCAATGGTCTCCTGCGTTAACAATATCAAAAGTACTATTAAGTTTAAGTTCAATGATGGTGGACCCAAATCCACATGATCCATTATCACCACAAGCAGCAAGGGAATATTTAAATGATAGAGAATTTTTTAATAAAAAGGCTAAAGAATGGGTAAAAAAATATTCTTCAGGAGATTAACCATAGGTATGCTTGTCAAATAATGTGTAGTACTGAGAGTTATTAAAACGCATTTTTATTAGTGTGTTACTTAAGATAAATTATATATAATTTAAATCATTTTTTTTTTATTTTGTTTATAATAATGTATTATAAAAAAATAAAAGATCCAAATACAGGTAACTTAATTAATATAAATAGTAAATTAGGTAAGAATATACTGAAAAACTATATTTTTAGGTTAAGAGAAGGTGGGAGTGAAAGTAAAGTAATAAAAAAAAATGATATAGAGTTTAATATAATAGATGAATTTAGTAAAAAATGGTATACAGATGACAGAGTAAAAAGATGGGAACCTAATACTTTTAATATTATAAGTTATTATAGTAATAATAAAGATGGAATATATATTGATATAGGAGCTTGGATCGGTGTTACAGTTTTATATGCGGCAAGTCTATACAAGAAAGTAATAGCAATAGAACCAGATCCAGTAGCAATTGAAAGATTAAAAAAGAATATGAGTGCAAATAAATGTGATAATATAATTGTAGTAGAGAAAGGTTTATCAGATACGGAGGGTAAAAAAACATTTGGGGGAAATGGATTAATGGGAAATTCAATGTCAACTTTATTAGTGGAAAGAACTAAGAGTCCAAGTGAAAAAAATACAACAACAATAGATACAATCACAATTAATACATTAATTAATCAATTAAAAATTAATCCTTCTTTAATAAGTTTAATAAAAATGGATATAGAAGGAGGAGAAATAATATTAGTACCAGCAATAAAAAAATTTTTGAAAGATTATAAACCAGTTTTTTATATATCTTTACATAGAAATTGTTTAAATAATAATGAGATAGAAAAAATATTAGATGATTTGTTTAATATATATAATAAATGTTATATACATACAAGATTAACAACAAGAAAAGAAGTAACTAAAGAAATGATACAAAAAAAGAAATATAGTACAATAGTTTTTGAATAAGTGGGTGAACTTCTAAATAAAATCATTTCGATTTTATAAAAAAAAAAAAAAAAAGAAAAAGAGAGGGTAAAAAAAAAA